CCGACTGGACCCGCCGTGCCGTGCCTGCCTTGCCTTGCCTAGCCGGAACACACCCCGCCCTGCCGAGCCCCGCCTGCCAAGCCACACCCGGACCGGCCCTGCCATACCTAGACACGCCAAGCCTGCCGAGCCACGCCAAACCGGGCCTGCCACAACCAAATTCATGCGGACCCCTCGGGGGCATACATGGCGATGAACCGTTTCACGACGGGCAGGTATTCGTCGCAGCCGTCCATGATGGCCATCGCGACAACAGTCCCGGTATCCCGGTCAGACAGGGCTTCGGTGGATTGCACGGTGCCCATCACTCGCACCAACGTGGACACGCTGGGCTTGATCGACAGGGTGGCGCAAATGTAGGGCTCTTCCTGCATCGCGATCTGTTCCAAGACCGTGTCGGGGGTCGCTTTCGCCGGGAACGCCGAAATGGTGGCGGCGGTCAAAAATCCGCCACACACAATCCCTAAAGCGAAAGCACGCACCGTGGTTCTTCGGACGTTCGATATGATGGGCTTGGACATGTGGAACCAACCTTCCTGTGTTCGGCCCCGGTCTGTTCACGCAGAACGGGGCCACTTTTTATGGGCGAAACCAGTCGTAGAGCTTGGCGCGATATTCCTGAACGAGTTCCTCAATAAGTTCGTCGTGGATTGGGAGGTGCCCGCCGCCGCCGGCAGTAACCGCGCTGGTTGGCTCAGCGGCGGCGGGCGTCACCGACACACCCGCATGGGGGGATGCAGGGTCGGTGAGTCTGAAATGGGCGGCCCATAGTTCGTCGGGCTGCCATGAATCGTGGTCGGCTTCAACATCAGCCAACCAATTGGTGGTGTCCATCGCCTCAAAGCTGCGCTGCGCCACAATCGGGGCAAACGCATTCATCAGCTTGTCGGCGATGAAACCGAGGAATCTCATCATGCGCTGGCTTTGACCCCACCGACCAGATCACCAATGGTGATGTCAAGCATGTTCGCAATAGAGATAAGTTCTCCGACTCGGAAATCTACCGTCCCGTTAAGTCGTTGTGCAACGTTTTGCCTGGTGACACCCAATCTTTGGGCTACCTCTGTCTGTGTGATGCGTCGGCGTGCAAGTTCGGCACGGACGTTCGCGGCCACGTCAATCTGTTGCATAGATACAACAAATACACGCTGAGCGAACATATGGCAAGCACATCCGCGTGTGTTGTCGTGTCTAAGTGACAAACGAAGGTTGCAGTTGTCTCGATCAGCGTGCAACATGGTGGTTATGACAACGATTACAGACATCGGCGATGCTGAAACCTTGCAGGCCGCCGTTGCACGCAGACTCCGCGGAGTCCTCGCAGAAATACGCATGAACAAAACCGAGTTCGCGGCCCGATTGGGCTGGGATCGCGGCTACCTGTATCGCCGGCTGAGTGGCGAAACCCCACTCAATACGGCTGACCTGGGACACATTGAACAAATCACCCGCATCCGCGCCGGATATCTTGTCGGTGGGCGCGGCACAAAAATCAATCCGCCCGGGGGTGGTTCGCCGGCCGCGATGATCCCATCAGATTTGAGCCCCCTGTCGGGATTGAACCGACGACCTTCCGCTTACAAGCGCCGCTGCCGACCAGCATTTATTGACCAAAAAGCAGCATGACACAACGTTTTCAAAACTACATTCCATCATGGCACTATCATCATCCACACTGAATCAATGGCGATCCCACATGATTGCCGCCGGCCTGTCCAAACGGACCATCGCTGAACGCATCCGCACACTCACCAGAATTGAAATCGACCTGCGCTGCCCCGCCCTGGCCGCCGAACAGTTCCAACTCGCGGAATGGATCAGTCACGGCGACGTGACACACGGCACCCGGGCCGCATGGCACTCCACTCTGAGCGCGTTCTTCAAATGGACAACCCTCACCGGTTTGCGGCACGACAATCCGATGGAACAGATCAGGGCGGCGAAACGCCCCAAACGGGCACCCCGCCCCATCTCCGATCCATCGTTTCGGCGGCTACTCACCGAATACCCCGACGACGACCTGACAGCCATGCTGCTGCTCGGCGGCTACCAAGGGCTCAGGGTGTCGGAGATAGCGCGGATGCACAGCAGCCTCATCGACCACGACGCCAAAACGCTGCGGGTTCGCGGTAAAGGCGGTCACGAATATGTGGTTCCGATCCACCGCCGGGTGTTGGCGTACTCCCGGAAGATGCCGCGCGGGTATTGGTTCCCGTCGCAACGCGGCACTCACCTGGGCGGCAAAACGGTGTCGCAGCGAATACGGCTGCACATGATTCGCTGTCGGGTATCCGGTACCGCTCACTCATTGCGCCACTATTTTTGCACCGAGCTGGTGGAGCGGGGCGCGGATCTGCGGGTGGTGCAGGAATTAGCGCGGCATTCGCAGTTGTCGACGACGGCGATCTATGTGGCGGCTACCGATACCCGACAGCGGGCCGCGCTTGAGATGCTGGGCTGAACGCAAAAAAGCACCCCACCCGAGGGTGGGGTTTGTACGTTTACGGATGTGTAAACATGTGCTACATCGTGGAGCCGGTGCGATTCGAACGCACGTCCATCGCGGTTCCGCCGTGCGGATTTCGACGCGATGTAGAACCAGTCACGGCCCCTGGGTTGTACCGTTTCTGGTACAGGGTTTAGTCGGTGTCGATGTCTGCGTCTTCTCGCAGCTCGGATGCGGCCCGGAGCAGGCCGTCGGTGATCCAGTCGGGTTGGTCGGCCGGCGCCCACACCCAGGCGGTGGATTCGATGGCCCCGTCGGAGTTCATTTTCTCGAGGCCGAGGGCAAGCACGAACTGCCCTAACACCCAGTTGTCGCCTTCGTCGTTGAGGAGGCGTTGGATGGCGGCCCGGAGGCGTTCTACGGGGGTGGTCATTTGTTGAGCTTGACCGCAAGTTGGTGGAGCGGGTCGGCCCGTTTCGGCCATTGCCGTAACAGGTGCATGGCGATGTAGAAAATGACGCCGTTGGTGATGAAGGGGTGTTTGGCGCGGTAGCGGTCGACTGCTTGGGATAGGAGCTGGTCGGTGGGGGCGGCTGTTTCGTAGATGACGATGCCGGCGGCTAGGGCGAGCCATGCGATGTCGGCGTGCTTCATGGTGTCCCCTAGACAGACCTGACGATGCTCAAACGTTCGGGTTCGATGCTGATTCGGGAGTGGCCGCCGCAGACTGTGCATCGGCGCATGGCGTAGGTGAGGACGTTGGCGACGTAGCGCCTGGGGATGGGTTTGGTGTCGTTTCCGCAGCGATGGCAGGTGGTGAGGGAGTCTTTGCCGTCGACAAACAGTGCGGGATGGTTGTTGATGAATGGGCGTAGGAAGTCGTACAGGCCTTGGGTGGCGATCACGTCGCCCGAACAGTAGGCCACTAACCGTTCCCGGTCTTCCACCGATTTGTTTACAGCCCGTTCCATCGCTTCCCGGTCGTACCGGTCAGTTTTGGATGGGATGCCGGCTATCTGACAGAACGCATCCAACGATTTGAACGGTGCCCCAGACTTGAACTGCTTTCGCAGCACTTTCAAAGTGTCAACGGTTTTGAATGGTGGCAGTGGTGGCAGGCCGCCCTCAATGAAAAGATCCCCGGCCAGCCAGGGCACGTCGGCCTGGTCCAGGTTATGCCCGACGATGATGTCGGCTTGGGCCATGAGTTGATAAATGTTTTTGAGGAACCGTTTCCGGCCCCCTGTGTCCCATTCAGCGAGTTCAATCAGTTCGTCGCTGTCATACCACTTGGCACAGCAGATTGTGGTCCGTGGGTGGCGTTCCACAGCCTCGTAGTGGATATACCGGTTCTTTAAATCGCCGCGGTCCCACCAATACTGTTTGGTGATCCCGGGCAGGCGTTCCACATCCAAGATGAGAATCTTGTTGCGGACGCCCTCTCGCATGACCGTCAACCGGTCAGCCAAACTCATAAGTGATGTGCTCGAACGTGATGTCTTAAACCGGTGATCGACACCCTCAGCGGGTTGTCGGTGCTGCTGGTGGCCACTTCCCACAACTGCGTTACGGAACGGCCCGAGGTGAGCCAATTTTGGAAGGCTTCGACGTCTTTCGGTGAAAGGGTTTTCAGCCAAGCGCACGTCCGACACCCTTTGTTGCTGAGGGTGGGGATTACTGCGTCAAGCCGATTTGCTAGGGACACTAGGTGCTCCTTGGTTGGTGCCTACTATCGGTTGAGTCGGCGTTCCACCTCGTCGCGCAGCTCGGCGATCTGCTGGCGGCGGCGGTCTTCCTCGCTGGCGAGGTCCTGGCGTAGGCCGCGGACGTCGGTCCCAAGGGATTCGACGGCGTTGATGGCCCGATCCAGGTCGTCACGCAAGTTTGTGGTGTGCGCGTTCTTCACCTGGTTTTGGACCTCTTTGATGCCTTTGTGGTTACGGGCAGCGAAGTAGGAAGGAATGCCGGCCAAAATGATGGCCCCGATGACGACGATAAAGTGGTCGAACACGTCAAGCCAGTTCGATGCGTCGGCTGGAAAGTTCACCGGAGGTCATCCCCGCACCCACCGCCACTCGGGGTGAAGAAAGCGACAGGCTGCTCAGCGACCGGCTCGACAATCACCGGGCTGCTACCCGAGGTCCACCTGTCTGCGGTCATTAGGATCGCCAGAAACGCGGACCCGGCGGCCAAACCGACGGCTTGATGCCAGGACGCATTCCAAATGTTGAGGGCTGAGCCGCCGAGGGCCGCCGCTAACGTTTGGCAGAACGTTCTGACGCAGCGGGTGAACGCATCGGACCAGAACGCCGAGGTGATGAACGGTGTGGTGAACATGATGTCCTATGC